TAATCGAGAGTGAGCCACCGTTGCGCACCTTAAAAACTTGCGTATTCGCGCCGGTTAAGTCACAACCGGATACCAAGCCCAGTACAGACGCACTGTCACTGGCCACAATTGAATAAGCCGGTGAATTATAGCCCTCACCTGAGTCCCCGGTTCCCGCCGCCGTATCACAATTAACCAGCCGAAAATACTTTTGAGAGCCGCCACGCAAAGCCACATGACCATTTTGCTCAGCGTTTAGCTCGGACAGGCGGCCATTCCGTCTAAACTTAACACCCAATACCAATACACCAGCATAGCCAGTGGCTGATATTCCCGCCTCACCGTTTCTATCAACTATGCCGCCGATTATTTGGATTGAACTCTGGTTCCCATAGAACTCATAACCCTTGGTATTATTCCACTCCACTTTGTTATCCATGTAAACGGTATCATTGCAACCCGCCGAAGCTCTTATACCTGACCCCTCGTTGGCATTCACCTCGTTAAACGCAACATGAGAATCAACCAAGCCAGCAATACCGGTTGTGTTACCTGAAAAATGGCAAAGCAATAACCGACAATTACCCATCGTGTAATGGGCTGTTCGGCCAAAGCCTTTTTCACACCGAAAAACAGCGACTTTGTATAGTTTAAGGCCACCACCTGAACCTTCCTGGAATGGACGTGAGCGATCTACGCCGTGGAAAGTGCATTGGCTGATCTCACAGCTTGCACCCCAGCTTATAAATGTACCTTTAGAGGTGTCATAAACTACGGCACCCAGGCCAGCCACATTAGACACAGAAAAAGCGGTGTAAACATAGGAACTGTCGCCTGTAATGATGCGGCCATTTGGCACAGTGATACCGCCCACCAACCAATGAACATCACATTTTGGAATATGAAAATCGCCAGCGGTGGCGGCATTTTGAAACCCAACACTGTCATCGCTGCCATCGCCAAGACAACCAAACATATAAAGGTCAGGCAGGCCGCTTAATTCACGCTCCCAGGTTAAACCCAGCGGTGACTTGGCAACCGTGCCACCATTTTTGGTGCGAGTACTTGCGTATTTCGCAACAACGGTACCGCCACCAAGGCCGGCAACAGTGTGGCCGACCAACTTAATAATCTGCCCATCAAATTGAGGCTCGGTTAATTCCAACTCCGCCCAGGTATCCACCTGCCCTTCAATCACTAATTTAAGCTGGTTGCCGTTACCCATATCATGATAACGGCCTGTGCTGACTGAGCCCGTGCCGGTGGGCACCACTAAATATTCGGCTGGCAGCGCCTGCGCTTTAACCTGCTGGCCAACCTCTAAATCTTCGCTAATGATCGCGGCCAAGTCGGCTAATACCAACATCGTATCCCGCGCCTTGGGTATGGCCGAACCCTTGCGACCTAAATCATTACGGGTTAAACCCTGCATCACTGTCAAGGCACCGGAATCAATATCGGTTTGAATTAAGGCGCTGGCAGTAAAAGGGAAAGCTATGGGGGTATAAGCAATATCGCTATCAACAAAATATATTTTTATTTCTGTATAGATATTAGCTGGAGTGAAGATCTCTTTTGTAAAAGTACCAATGCGAGAAATTTCCACATCGGCGGCGGCAGTTAAAACATCTACATCAGAGCCCAACTTAATCACAATTTCATCGGCTTCTTTTTCAAAAGCCGCCAACGGCTTTAAAATACCAGCCGAGCCTTGCACATCAGCAGTTTGTGCCGGGTCAATAAATTTGGCCGCCACCTGAGAGCTATCTTTAAGTGCATCAACGGCGACTCTTATATCTTGCGTTACTGTAGTCATATTTATAATGCCTCTAAAGCTATAAGCGCCGCAACTTCGACATCGCTCAATTTATATTCTTCCAGGAAGGCGGTGTTTTCACCGTCAATTACCACCCGCTCTTTTACTTCCAGCGTGATCGATTTAGTCCACTTGGTATGGGCAATGGCTTTCATGGGTTTATGGGGTAATTTAAAACGAGCAAGGTGAACAATCACCCCCGCAGGCATTTTAATCGGCATGGAAAACCACACCGTGCCCTCGTTAATAACATTGCGAAACCAACCCTCAAACAAGGCAGCCTGCTCTTTGTTAAATAATAAGTTTATGGTGACGGTGCCAGGCATATTCTTAAAACGCCTGCGCACTCGCATCTCGCCACTGTCCAAAGCGCTTTGCAGTAAGTTATTGCTTGGGGTGTAGCTATAACCCTTTAAAAGAGGAAAACCCAAATTAGAAGGCCAAAAGGCATACTCTGTAATCTCAGCCATTAGCGTCCCGCCCTTTGTAAACGATAGGTTTGCTCCATCACATCCGCTGCCGGACCGCCCTGCTGGATATTTGCAACAAATGCTTCAATCATCTGCTCACCATTGGGGCCGGTGGTTTCTTGTACTTGGCCTGCCCGGCTGGCGTCTTCGATGATGTTAACGGTAATCGGCGCAGCAGATGATTTACCGCCATTAAAGTCCAGCGCCATTTTTTGCACTTCGGAGTTTTGCTTGGGTGATAAAACCCCCTCTCCTTTTTGCAGTAGATACGTGGACTCTTCGGGGATATACCCCATGCCACCATGAGCAACACCAGCAATGGTTTGTCCTGCAACCACACCCACAGAGGCGTAACCCATGGCACGTACAAATGATCCAGTAACACCTGTTGGGTCAATCGCCAGAGTTTTAGTGGCACCTTCTTCGGTGGACGCGATCATGCCAGGAATGGCCGCTGCCTTTTGAGCCACAAACGCAGCCTTATACAGCGCACTTTTTTTCTCGCCTGCCCCTTCCAGCGCTACCAGAAATTGGTCGGTAGAGTTGGCAATGGCACTATAGGCAGCCTTTTGTGCGACGGCCTCATCCATGGCACGCCTCTTAGATGCCTTGCTTTGAATGTCGGTTATTTTGTCTTGATGAGCCTGCCAATTGTTTTCGGTTAACTCATTCCAGCGAATTTCAGAAATAAGCTTGCTGTTGGCCGCTTCATCTAACATTTCTTGGCGGCGCTCGGAGGCCGCCAATTCACGTTCTGCACGGCTTTCTTGCGCGGCAATAACCGAATCTAAGCCAGGGCGGGCCTTGGCTTGTCTGGCCAATAAGGACTCTTGCTCGGCACTTTCATTCATTGCCTTTTGAGTTTGAACCGACAATTCTTTTTGGCGGGTAAACTCTTTTTGCATGGCCACTAAATCTTTTAGGTGCTGCTTTTGTTCGGTTAACTCACCATTTTCAGAAGTGTGTTTTCTGCCCATCTGACCACGCTGGCGCTTTGGGGCACCGGCTTTACTGGCAGATGATTCAAGGGTATTTATATTGGTACGGGTGCGCTCAATCACGCTGTTAAGCGCGTCCATATCACCGGACTCGGCCTTGGCCAATTGAATCTGCTGGCGTATGGCTTCTATGCGCCCGGCTAAGTTGCCTTCTAAATTAGCCTTGTTACGGCCCACATAAATGGTGGCCTGTAGCTTTTCAAGCTTAGCGGTTAAGCCTTCCACACTGGGTTCAATTTCTTCACCCAATTCTTTGAAGGAGCTGGCCAAAGAATCCACCCAGCCTTGCACGGCAGCGGCACTGCCAGAACTAGCCGCCCACTTACGCTGCAACTCATCCCAACGCTGCCCTAGTGTATCTACGCTGCCGCTTAAACCTTTGGCTTGTGCTGCACCACTGCCACCCACTTGATCGGCCAGCTTTTCCAGAATAAAGCGCTGGGCTTCAGCCTTACGGCCTGTGGCATCCATTTGCTTTATCATTTCTTGTTCGCCCTTGGTGAATGACACACCGGACTTTTTAAGGGCCGTTAATTGCTCAGCCGGGCTTTCTAATGCTTTACCCAGTTGCAGGGCTTTTTCTTTTGCACTGCCACCAAATACCGCCGCCATGTCTTGCGCCATCATGATGGCCGAAGTGAAGGTTTCTTCCTGTACCGATTTAAAGCTTAATAAAACACCTTGGGCATCTTGTATTTCAGCCACACTGGCAAGGGTTGCCAGGGCCACTGCGTCTGCATTTTTGGATAACTCCTGCGCACTTAACCCGGCGGCATAACCTGTGGTTTCAAGTAGCTGCTGCACCTTTAATTGCTGGCGCTCGTACCCATCAAACTCTTTTACCGCCGCTGCCACCGCCAAAGATGATGCCGCCAGGGCCGCACCAAATAATGCAAACTTGCCCGCATTACTGGTGGCCAAACTGCCTATGGCAGTGAAGCGCCCGGTCACACCGTTAAGCGGGCCGTTAATGGCGGTTAAGCCTTTGCTGACACCG